CAATTTCTGGTCATCTTTTATTGAGTCGACGGGTATTCCTTCAATGAATATTTTGCGCTTGTCTTCACTCATTTCATGCCTCTGCAATGATTTGCGGATCGATAAACAATGACGTTGCCTCGCCTGTATGAGCACCGCTTGGCGGTTCTGCTCGACCTATCCTGAAGATTGTTCCATGAGCCGGCGGCGTCAAAGTCAATTCTCCTGGAGTGTTAGAAAGGTAAACAGGCTGACCAGCGATTGCACCCTTGCCAAGCAATGCGTTTGGAACTTCGCCAATCTTATGAATGATGCCATAGCCAAGGTGAGCGATTCCGTCTTGAGTAACTCCAGCGAAGTCATCCAGACCAATTCCATCGGCATCAGCAAGCGAGACGGAATTGTTGTCTTGCCAGGCAACTGCCTTGAAAGGCATTATCAATGCGCCAGTGTTGTTGAAAACAACTTTCGTCAAGCTGCTCATTGCTTCCTCTTCCTCATTGATGAACTCATAGCCACGCAAGTACACATCCAAAGTACCATCATCTTCCGCCGATAGCCTGTGAGCTTCAATCGTCACCAGCGAGTTCCTTGGCGCAATCTTGTATGGGTCGAAAGTTTGGTCAGATTGTGGTTGATATTTGTTCGTTCTGCTCGAAAGCGCAAGTGATCCGTTCACTTGGACAGTCACTCGATAGTCACTCGAAGAGATTACAGTGAACTGACTCATTCTGAATGATTTGTTGAACTGCTGATTTGCCAGTATCAACCTTCTCTCTCCTGGTGAGAGCGTATCCGCATGGGTCAAATGAACAGGAGTTCCTTGCTTTTCCTCAGAAATGATAAGAGTTCCGGCTTTTGAGCGCATGAACTTCATCTGGCCGGTGGCATCATCAATCGTCATGAGCGGAATGCCGCGCTCTGTCCCGGAGACCATGTATCCATCTTTGAAAAGGCTGGATTCAATATCCGAGGCAAACGCGGAAACCATTGTGACCATCAAACCGAAAGTCACTGTACCGCCAGTGATTATAACTTCACAGACAGGCTTCAAATGAACGCGAGCAACGATGATTGTATCGGCCTGGCTTGATCCGCTCGTCTTGGCAATGTGACTCACAAGTGGCGAACGTTCTGTTCCATCATCTCCGGTTGTCGTTTGAAAATAATTAACCAGGATTGAGGCGTCTGGCGATACAGCCGTGACAAGCAAGCTCGAAAGAATCGAGTTTCCCTCGATTTGCAACGGTATGTGATATGTTCCTGGTCCAACTTCTCGCAAGGGAAAGAGCGTTTGAGTCTCAAACTCTTTCACCTGAACAAGCGGAAGATTTACAACCGACATCTTTCAACCTCGATTTTCAGGCAAAAAAAAAGGAGCAGCATCAAGCTACCCCAATCATACCCTGCCTGAGTTCATCACGCGAGGATATTGATTCCGAGAACGGAGCTTCTTTCTGAAGAAGTTGCACCGCTTGCGTACGCTTCGCCAGACTGCTTGTGTCCTTTGAAGTCGAGGCGTTGATACGAAACCAACTGCCAACGATCGTATTCAGCGCGAGCATCTTGCTGAACCTTGACGCGGATAGGACGGCGCAAGCCAAGATAGAACCGGCGAATGTTTGCAAGGTGGCAAACAGAGCGGTTTGTGGTTGTGCCATCGTAAACACCGGAAGCGTTCAGGTTCTCACGAACAAACTCGCTCACGATGATTGGGATTCCGCGGAACACTGCGAGAGCGCCGGTCAGAATCGTTGCCTGAGGACCGAACTTCTCAAGTGTTGCCACTTCGTCGATGTTCAGCATTTGAGCGTAGACAGAAGGTCCAACAACCCAAGCGAGTTCTTTCGGATTTGTTCCGTATTTGCCCATTTGCTTGCGCATAGCGTCGAGGCCAGTCTTGCTGATACCTGCGCCAGAGAAAGAAGTTGTCGACGAAGCTGCAAGAGCGAGCTTACGAAGACCTTTCCAAGCCTTCTGGTTCGAAGCAGCCGACACAACGTCGCTGTCCATGTGAGTACCGCTGTCATCACCGTTGATGATTGCATCTTCAACAGCGCGAATTTGAGCCGCAAGAACTTCGCCACGAGCCAATTCCAGAATGGCTGGAGCACTGTCTTCGTTCAGTTCTTCTGGGAGGATGTAGTATTCAACTAATTTCTTGGCATCGAACTGGAGCTTCTCAGTATTGAAGTTTGCATCGGTTGCAGCAGCAGCTTCAGAAACCAAGCGAGCTTTCGTCACACCCTGTTGAACAGGAAGCTGGAAAGGGTTGGTTGCCATTGGGATTTCACGGAAAGCAGCAGCCAATTTCTTCTCAAGCTCGTATTCTTCGATGTACGAAGCAGAGATTGCAGTCGGAACCCACTCATCACCTTGGCCGACAACAGTCGAGCCGAATGCTTTCAAGCGAGCTTTCAGGTCAACAGTGCGAGCGAAAGGAGTGTCGAGAACACCTTTCACATGAGCAACGCGCTCGTCATCGCGGTCAAGAGGCTGACCAGCAAACAACTGAGCTTGCATACGAGCAATGTCCATGTCTTTCTTCAACTGAAGAACGGCAGACTTACAGTTTTCGCTGATGTGAGCGTAGCGAGGATGAGCAGTATTGACTTCGATCAAGCTCTTTACGCTGCTAACGCCGAACGAGCTGAGAAGTTTCTGTTCGTCGCTATTGCTGCGATTGCTGAAGCTGGTCGCTCCACCAACGATGTTTGCAGCCTTTGCCTTTTCGATTTCACCGAGAGCAGACTGCACTTTCGTTTCAAACGCAGCCAGCCGTTTTTCCAAATCCGACATACATTCCTCCAATATCGCGGCTGACTGCCGCAAAGTTTCAATGCCTCGTCATGAGGCTTCCGTGACAGTGTAACACAAACGGTATGATTTCAAGCAAGCAGAGCTTTCAACTTTGCTTCATACTCGTCGAGCAGGTTCTTCATTGCCATTTCAGCTTCGGCTGGCAATTCGACTTCGACTTCTGTTTCTGGAGCTTCAACTTCTGGTTTTTCAACTTCGGTTTGTTCGTGAGCAGCCAGACCGAGGACTGCTTCTTTCAAAGCGTCGAGCTTCACAGAAATCGATCCAAGCATCTCAAGCTGAGATTTCAGCAACATCAAATGCGCGTTGTCATTCATGCCTTCAGGCTCCTTGCTTGGCAGTGGTGCAGTCTCTTTGGACTGACCATCTTGTTCTGCTTGCTTGATATTGTCGCATTCTTCCAACCACTTTGCCATCATCTCACGAGTCGGAACAAATTCCGAGCAACCTTTTTCTTTTGAACACATGGAGATAGCGATTGCCACAGCTTGGTCTTGCGGTTTGCCTTCTCCAATCAGCTTTGGAATCTTCTCAGAAACACATTCCTGGACTGCTTGAGAAAGCGGAGGATTCTCTGCCTTCTCGCCTTCTTTTGGCATTTCTTCCTCGGCCATCGACTTCTGCGCTTCAACGTCAGCAGCGTTTGCTTCATTGAGCATGGTCGACTCGCAGCCGAGAATCGAGGAGAAAGCTCCGAGAATCGGTTCAGGAACAGGCGTCACATTGCCTGCGAGAACTTCTGCAAGAGCTGGCGGTTCAGCACCGGAAGCATCAGACAGCTTTTGAAGCAGGTCTTCTTTCTTCTCACCGGAATCAACCAACTTGCTGATGTGGTCATTTGCAATCTTGGCGACCATTGCTCCTTTGGCCTTCAGAGCGATTTCGCGCAGGTCTTTGAGGCTTTTGACGTTTGCCAATGAGAATGTGGAATCTGGTTGCGCTGGAATGCTCACGATACTTACCTCCTGAAGTTCCCAATCCTTGATAAGTTTGCCACCCTGAACTTCAGGGTCTTCAACAACTGTTTCATCAGCGAAGCGAACCGAGAACGTGCAAAGCGTTCCATCGGCGACCAAGTCTCTTACAAACGAGACCTTCTCATTGTCTGAGCTTGAAACCACGGCTTCGACCCAAAGGCCATCTTCCCGAGGCTCAACAGCTACGACACGACCCACAGGATAGTTCATGTCATGGTTGAAAAGAAGAATCGGGTTCTGCTTGTAGCGTTCAAGTTTGACACTCAAAGGATCCATGCGTTCCTTGTAGGCGTCAACCATGAAGCGGTTTGCAAAACCAGAGATTCTGACCATCCCTTCAGGGACGGAGTCACCAAGTTTCTTGAATCGAGATGATTTTGTGCATTTCATTCTGGAGCAGTCTCCTTCAGCTGTTGCAGTTCTTGTTCGTATTCTGCCATATCTTCAGGCGCAAGCGTCACAAGACTACACCGACAATTTATAGTTTCCGATGCCTCACCATCGGGGTCTTGAGGATACATTAAACCATTGCTGAATGGTTCGTCATGTTTCCTGATTTCTCCATTGACCGAGCGATGAGTTCCGCGAACATTGTCATCCTGAGCCGTGACCCATGCTTTCTGAAGGTCTGGGATGGCCTTCGCAGCGAGTTTCATCATCGAAGCGGAGCCGATTGAAACAGCGGTCAGAGTCTCGGTTCTGGCAATGGTTCCTGCTCTTGATTTTCCAAGGTCCGAGAACTCCTCAAGAATATTTCTCTGAATTTCATCGACAGAGAGATTATTCTCGATGCCATCCTGGACGATTTTCATGATTTCATCTGTCGAAGTCTGGTCAATGTTCTTGAAAGACTTCAATCCGCGAGCTTTCAGAGTTGCAGCGCGACCTTCAGCATCGGTTTCTTGAACCGCTGTCAGAGTCTCACGAGCAGTCTTATTGAAGACAATATCAATCTGCTTCTGGTATCCGACATCCATGCTTGATGAAAGAATGTCGCTATATTGAGAAAGATATTGGTCCTGCAGTTCCTTGAAAGCCTTCTCAAGACGCTTTCGGTATTCCTTGGCTGAAGGCATGTCTGCCTTGATGCCTTTCTTTTGCTTGAGAGCTTTGACTGCCAATTTCGCTTGGTCGGCAAACAAGTCGAGAGACCATTTGACCATCTTCGGCAGCTGCTCTTTCAAGTGAGTGCTGACTGTTTCCTCGTTCTTTTTCACCTGCGAAGCATAGCGTCCCATTTCTTTGGTTTCGCTTGCGATTGGTTCAAGAGGCTTTTGTTCTGGCATCTCTGGCGGCGGGACGACATCAACTTTCTCTTTTTCATCTGCTGCCTGAATCTGGCCTTGAACTTTCGAAGACCATCGCTTTCCTGCATCTCCACCCCAGAGCTTCCAAGCGATTGCTCCAGCGGAAGGTTCTCCGTTCGGTTCTTTGTTATCTCCTTCGCCATCATGACGAGCGAAATAACTGACCATCCTTTGAATTGTGTCTGGCAGAACCGTTCTCTTGTTCTTGAGTTGCACAGCTCGCGCAACACCGACTTCGGTGCCACCTCTGCCGTATTTCTGCCGCCATTTAAGACCAAGCGCAGCTTCATCAGCAACATCCTGAGGAGGCTTGAAATCAATGTGTTCATACTTTCCAGGAATCGCCTTGTATTCAAGGTCTGAACCGTCGTCTTCATACGGCATCGACTTCACTTCAGGCAAAGATAACGGCTGAAATGGCAAAGCAGGAGCAGCACCCGGAGTCGAATCTCCTCCATCGAGAGCTGGCAGTCCAAAGATTTGCGAGCGAACTTCATTCAGAGTGTGAGTTTTTAGAAGCAATGCAGCCATTTCGGCTTGCGCTCTCAAGTCTTCCTGAAGGAAAACAACTTCGGAAGTATTGAATTGCAGTTCTTCGTTGATTTGAAGCATCCCTGCTTTGCGGAAATGCTTTGTCAAAGCGTGAGCGATTGCCTTCGCCGTTGGAATGAGAGCCGTCTGCCAGAAGTATTTTAAAGCCATCTTGTGTTCTTCAGAACCAAGAGAGCCGGCTTCCTGAAGCGAAACGACATGCTTCGGAATATGCAGAGTGTTCAGAATCGTCTCGCGGTTCATCTTTACCAGTTCAACAATGCCTTGGTCTGCAATTTTATGGTCTGCGGCAGTCCATTTGACTCCTTTTGGCAGGAGCATTGTTCTGCGTTGATTGCGTCTTCCCGTGTGAGCCATTTCAAACGAACGCAGCAAGCGAAGAACAGACTGTTCATTTGCCGCCTGGTCCATCTCAAGGATGCCTTGAGGCGTTGCGCCTTTGAGATAAAAGCTGTTCAGATAGTCCTGAGAATAACGGTTGAACAGAATCGACCGGCGTCCTGGGATGAATGGCGAAAGGCCCCAGATAGGCGAACTCGGATTCGGCCTCCTGGCATGAGCCATTTCGTCCAGGCTGATTGTGATTCCTTTGGTCAGTCCAACGATGACTTCTTCGGTATCTGGGTAAACGATGTAGGATTTCGGGAGATGCTGCTGGTCGAAGTCATACTGAACTCGGTCGAAGCTGATGTGATAAAGCTCTTTGCTTGCCTTTGCGTGATACATGAAAGAATTGCCGCCGAGAACATAGTCGCAGGCAAGAGAGTATTTAAGTTCAGAACCATTGGACCATTTGTTTGGAGTCTCAAGCAGCTGAGCGACTGGATGAAACTCAACTGGTTTCTCAACAGCCTGACCATCTTCAACAGACTTGCGAATCACTTGCAGAGGCAAAGAAGAAATCGGCTGAGCATAAGCATCAACACTGATGAAAACCCAATCTTCTGAATACAAAAGCGCCTTGAGATTCTGACTCGTCATGAAGGCTTTGGTTTCAACTGCCCATGCTGAGTTATATGGCTCCTCTGAAGGGAAACCATTCGGATCGATGTATCTCAAGCCATAGTCACGCGATCCGCGCTTACTTCTTTTCCTCGTTGGCTCTACGGACGATGACCGCTCCTTGGACTTTTGCATCTTCTTGCTCCTGCTCTGGCAAGACTCCTAATCTTTCAATCTTCACATCTTTTGGAGCGTCCAGGACAATGCGAGCACCACGGCTTGCGCTTACGATTAACACCTGGTCACCGATTTTTAGTGCTTCGCCTTTTTTGAGCTGCACGACCAAGGCCATCTTGTCTCTGCTCCGGTTGATGAAAATTGCGTCAGAAGTCATCATTGTCATCGGCAAGAGAAGCGTACCATGACTCCACTGAAAGAGCAGTTTTTGGCAGGTCTTCCAGGAAACGAACGTCGAAAACGCGGTCTTGAGTTTCGAGAACCGCTGACCAGGCCAAAAAGCAAGCGGTCACAATATCGTCATGCAATCCCGGAGGAGCGGAGTAAGTTGGCTTACCCAGAATACTCATTTTGACATCGTAGTTGTCATGCTCTTTGATAAGTTCCGGCCAGTTCGGGAAGATGAGATTCCTTGTCTCAATAGCTACCATGTAGGCATCAACCATCGAAGACTTGCTTTCGTTCGTAAACACAACCGGATCAATCGGATACGGGAAGCTGGAAAGCAGGTCATTGATTACGTCACCGATACCAGTTCGGTCATGGCGAACCATTAGAACTTCGTTGAACTGCTCTCCAAACTGGTAAAGTTCCCGAATGGCTAATTTGTAATCAAGGCCTTGAAATCTTCTGAAGCCAACAATCTTGGGTCTTGAAGTTCCTACTTCGAAGGCGATGAACACGCCGTAGTCTGTTCTTTTGGCCCAGTCTGCTCCGATAACAACTTTCTTTGATTTGGCATCTGGCACCTGCCATGCCTGCATCTTTCCGTAAGATTCAATCAAATCGCCTTCAACGCATTCTCGATGACCGAGAAAGACGGAGCCATCATCCATGAACTCAGCCAGATAAAGCTGTCGAAAGAGTCTATCAGGCAAAGAAAGCCGAGCTTGTTCAACGACTCGTTTATCGACGTACGGAGAATCAATTGTTCTTGCAGTCGCGCAGAATTGTTCATACGGCTTCTGATGCTTTTCTGCCCATGCCATGTGTTCTTGGCATTGCCGATACAAATCGTAGAAAAAGTTCTTTCCTCGAGGAGTCGATGTTAAGGCAATCCATCCGCCTGTCTGAGAAGTTGTCGACATGACTGATGCGAAGGTCTGCTGAGAGCATTTCGCAGCTTCATCAATCAGGTTCCCATGCGTTCTTTCGCCTTCAATCGACCTTTCTGGGTCTTGAGCATGAACGCATTGAATCATTGCGTTGTTGTGATTCCATTTCATCTTCATTCGAGATTCTGAACGCTCAGGCGTAATCTTAGACCACATCTCTTGCGCTGCTCTGTATTGCTCTGGAGTGAGATTGTGTTGAGGCGGCAAGGCAGCTGGAAAGAGTCGGTCGAGATATTTGAACGTGATACTCGCCTGTTGATACGTTGGCGCGACGATTCGGTAGAGAGCTGCTTGTTCTCTGGGAGCTTGAAAGCTGAAGTTCGCAATGCGACCCGCGCCTCCGAGGGTCTTCCCGCATTTAGTGCCAAGCGCAAGGCAAATCAATCGAGTCTTCTCGGTGATAAGATGCTGCTGCCAAGAAGCATACGGCTTTGGAAGTTTGATATTGAAGGTCATTCGTTTTCCACAAGTCTGAGAGCAGGCTTGGCAATAAGCGTGGTTGCGCCATCAGGCAAAACAACAGACTCGAAATCGAAGATTGTTTGAATCATTTCCTCTGCTTTACCCTGCTCAACTGCACTCGTAGGAATATCCTCGGTCATGAACTTGGTCGCATACTGGAGAATCTTATCTGCTGCCTTAAAGCGCAGATTGAGAACTTGAAGTTCATGACTTGTTTCCGCATCGACCGAGGCAGAGGCAAGCTCAACCAACGTCTTGAGAGCCATCGGAGCTTGTTCTCGCAGCAGAGAACGCAGCACAATTCGATGCTGGCAGGCACCTTCCCTCGTCTCTTTGGCAACGTGGTCAATCCATTCCTGAGCCTGTTCAATGGTCAGCTTCCACTTGGAAGAAACCTGATGAATGGAGGCGCCATTCCTGATTGCCAAGATGATTTTGTCTTTTTCTTCGTGATTAAGCTTCATCCCAAAACCTTTCTTCTGCCTCCATTTTGTGCTAGTGCCATCGAAACGTCAAATCATCAAGGAGGCACCGATGAATGAATTGTGGTCATCAAAGGTCTATTTAATCGACGGCCAAGGTTGTCCTGAGAAGCTTGCCGCGCAATGCGGGAAGGATTTGGACATCGAACATGTTCAAGAGCTGATGGCACTTTCCCGCGAAGAAATGGAAAGCCGACTCGCCAATTCTCTCCTGGAAATCGAGAGAGCAAAGAAAGAAGTTCTTGAGAACGAGAAATACAAACAAGCCAAGCAGGATGTGAAGTATTTCGATGATGCCTTGAAAGAGAAAGTGAATCCTCTGAAGGCTGTTGCTCAACTGATGCTCTGGAAATTGGAAGAAACAGATGGGTCATCTGATTGGGAATCGTGAAGACATCAAGGCTTCGTCTTCTGAACGCAAAGAGCTTTTGAGGGTGAGCGAGGAAGGCAAGCTGACGGCTGTTTATCAATATCTGATTGACCGAATCAACGAATACGAAATCTCAATCTGGGAAGAAAAGTTCTTCTCTGATTTGACGGGTGAGGAGATGACTTTGAATCATCTCACCTGCCTTCTGAGACGAGACTTGGTCGAACATTCAGGCGTTGAAATCAGCGGTCATGTTGCCAGAAAGCTCACGACTTGGCTTTTAAAGGCTTTGATTTCTTCTTGCCTTGAATCTGGTTCACTTGAACTCGACGCGACAAAGCTGCTAAGTCGGATTGGCTTTTCGAGTCAAACTCCTGCTGCGTCATGCGACTGAGAGCTTCCAAATCCATGCAGTACAGATAAGCATTGAGTTCAGTCTGGCCGACGACTTTGACCAGCTTGAGAGACACAAGCTCTTTCAAGGCCTGTCGAATCGTCTTTGCTTCCGAACCAATCAGGTCAGAGAACTCGGAAACCTTCCAATGCGGCCGCGCAAGATAAGCAGCCATTGTCACCAGGCAGAGCTTTGCGACTTTGGAGCAAGGGACTGACAGAGCTTTGCGAACGGTGTCATGAAGCATGGTTTTCCCTCATGGTCCAAACATGGTCCGATCATGGTCCAATCATGGTCCAAAATTTATTCATGAGGAAAGCGTATCATGAAGACTGCTCAAACGATACGCACTTAGTGACGCATTCTCTTGGGTCTTTGTATTCGGGATGAATCACATGAATGAACCAGAAAGGAACTTCTTGCTTCTTGCCGTCGATTGAGACGTCTTTGATTGCGGCTTCAGTTCCGAGATGATGAAAGCCTTTCTCAATGAAGTTGAAGATTCTGCTTTGAATCCAGTTCATTGCTTGATTACAGTCGCCTGACATATCAACAGGCACTTCCATCTTGATTATCCAAGCATTGCTGACGGCGGTCTTCTCAGAGATTTCCTTGATGAGCTGGTCATTCATCACTTTTCTTGGGAAGCCTTTCTTCAACTGGCCTTCCAGGTGAAAGATGATGTTCTTTCTCTCGAGTTTATCGTGGTTCATTTTGCCTCCAAAGAAGGTCTCTGCTGAAGTTTACTATCGAGTCTGAGTCTTTCCTCAGTCGCCGCCCTTAACATGGCCTGCTGGCTTTCTTTCATCGCCTTTGGGGCCATCTCTCGAAGTTCTTGCTTCAATCCCTTCAAATCGAACTCTGAGCGATTGTGAACATCCCACCATGAGCCGATTGATGTGAGCAAAGCGTATGCCTCGGAATCATGGCTTTCCGCCGCGCTCTGGCCCGTTCTCTGCGGGAAGCGAAGCAAGGCAAAGGCTCTCTCTGCCAATGCAGCAGCGTCTCTCTTTGAGACTCTTTCGCCTTTGAGTTCGGCCAGCTCTTTGTTGATGGCGGCCAAGCTCATGCGTTCTCCTTTTTTTAAAGCGTTTGTTGTCGCTTTGCGAACAAGTTCCTCGTCCTGGTCTTCTAAAGCGGCCTCGATTACTGCCATCGCTCCTTCATTCAGCTCGATGCCATTGGCCGCAAAGGCACCCACGATGAAAGTAATGGTTTTACTTGAGAGCATACTTTTCCCTATTCTCCAGATAGTTCTGCAAAGCGTTCTTTTGTGCCTGCTGTTTGTCAGCAAGTTGAGCCTGCCTAGAAGACATTGCTTGGTTGTTCAACATATTTGTTCGCAAGGCTTGAAGGTCGCCTAAGGCAAGCTGAATGGCATGACCGCGCTGGATGTAGAAAGCGACGTTCTGCTGAAGGAAGAAGTGCATCAAGGCAATGGCTTCATCAAGCGGTAATTGCTTGGCAATCTGGCTGCAAATCCCATTGGTCTTGGCGTTTCTCAGCGGCTCCACGTTGTACCGTCTGAGATAGGCTTCTCGATATGCTTCAAAGATAAGCGAACCTGCCGGCTTCTGAGCTTTGGCTTTTGGCTCATCAATCAAGACTTCTGGCTCGATGGCCTCGTGAGGCGCAGCGGCTTCAGCCGTTGCAAGAATTGGCTCTCCGCAACCTGAGGAAAGAGAGCCGGAAAGAGAGGAGGAACCTAACGATAGTAGGGTTCCGCCATTTTGGCAGAACTCACCGCCATTTTGGCAGAACTCACCGCCATTTTGGCGGAACTGATTGTCAGTTGTTCCGCCATTTTGACTGGACTGAATCGCCTCATTTTGGCCGAGCTGAAAGTCATCGTCGTTGAGAATGCGTTCGATTTGCTTCTGAACTGGTCGGTAGTGATTGCCTGTTTTTTTATCAATTCTGATTTCAATAAGACCGAGGTTTTCAAGACGCTCAAAAACTCTGAACAGCGTTCGCTCGGATAGCCACGGAAACTTGATAAGCCAGTAGTGCTGCTTGCCTTGCCACCAAGAGATGTTGTCAGTGTGCTTCTTTGAACGGCAGAGTTCATACAAGGTGCGCAGAACTATCGCCTCATTCAGACCAATCTTTGCGGCGAGCTGATTATCAACTTTGCAATAATCGCTGGAAATCTTCCAATAATCTTTTGGATCGTCCTTGTACTTACTCATCATAGCCAATCTCCAGCGATGAATGTGATTCATTAACAAGTCGATGAACGTTGTTGTGAATTGGTCGGTACGCATTTCCGAATTTCGTATCAATTTTTCGTTCGATGAGTTTTTGATCGACGAGCCTTTCGACGATTCTTTTGAGCGTTGTGATTGATAACCAGGGCATTGCTTCAAGCCATTGCTCTCGTGTTATTCGAAGCCAACTTGCGTTTTTTTCGCTGGTATTATCGTAAATAATTCTGAGCATGATTGATTCATTGATGCCGATTACTCGAGCAACTTGTGGGTCAGAAGCAATGCGAAGATAGTAAGGCGGCCACCAATCATGCTTTGGATTTTTAGGCTGGTTCATTATGACTCCTATTCCTATTGCAATGGAATTCGGAGTCACATAAGGTGAGCATCGAACAGCCAGTGCGTTTGGTTTGTTCCATTCCCGGTGATTGCAGTCAGCCGGGATTTTTCTTTTTGAAAGCTGATTCGTGTTTACCTCGAACCGAACAGAATCTCAAATTGCATCATCTTGACGCAATTGAGTTGAAGGTTTCTCCGGTTTCTTCCAGGTGCGCTTCTTTGCCTGTGTATTCCTGCCAGCGCTGGATGATGATCGAAATGTACTGAGGCGAGAGTTCCATGCCGTAGCATTTGCGTCCGGTTTTCTCACAGGCAATGAGTGTGGAGCCGGAGCCGAGGAAGAGGTCAAGAACAGAAGCGCCTTGCTTTGAGCTGTGCGTGATTGCGTGTTCAGGAACCGAGATCGGTTTCATTGTCGGATGAAGATCGCACTTTGAAACTTTAGTGAAAGTCCATACTGATGAAGCGTGGCCTTGATCTGGAAAGTTGAAAGTATGCTTTCCAAAAGTAGCATAGCAGATCAATTCGCTGGCCCAAGTCCAATGTCTTTTCATCAACGATGGCATCGGATTCGGTTTATGCCAAACGCAATATCCATCTGTTTTGCTGTGGACTGCGCTCCATTTCCAAATATCGCCAGCTAAGTGCCAAGATGTGCAGATGTAGACAGTTGAATTTTCAGATTTGAACATGTCGATGATTGAAAGAGTTTTGCGAATATCAAAGTTTTTATCCCATTCCGAATCCATCAAGTTCTTGTGCGCTTTACTTACAGAAGCCGCAACTCCTTTATCATCAGAGGCGTGATTATACGGCGGATCAGTGAAAACCATATCTGCCTTCACGCCATTCATCAGCTTCGCCACCATTGCTTCGTCGGTTGAGTCGCCACACATTATTTTGTGATTTCCCAGAATCCA